GTCCTATTTGTCATAGACTCATTGGGTATGTTGCTTACCCCTACCGACATTAATCAGTTCCAAGCTGGTGACATGAAGGGGGATATGGGCCGTAAGCCAAAAGCATTAACCTCATTAGTTCGTAACTGCGTAAACATGTTTGGTAGTTATAACGTAGGTATGGTTTGTACAAATCACACATACGCTTCGCAAGACATGTTTGATCCAGATGACAAGATTAGTGGTGGACAAGGATTTGTCTACGCAAGTTCTATCGTTGTTGCTATGAAAAAACTCAAACTCAAAGAGGACGAGGATGGCAACAAGGTTACAGACGTCATGGGTATTCGTGCTAGCTGTAAGATCATGAAGACTCGTTATAGCAAGCCTTTTGAAACAGTACAGATTAAAATTCCATATGAAACAGGCATGAATCCCTACTCAGGAATGGTTGATATGTGCGAAAAAGCCGGCTTGTTAAAACAAGAAGGTAACAGACTCAAGTGGGTCGATCCAGAGACAGGTGAGGAATTCAAATTCTACCGAAAAGAATGGAAAGATGATAAATTAGATATGTTAATGGCAAAATTTCATATCAAACCTTTAACAACAACAACCGTTCCTGAGGAGATAGACGAGAATGTTGAATGAAACACAAATTGGTGATGTATGGTTACTATTCGCTGACTTTATTGACAAGAAAAACCACGAAGCACTAGCAGAGCGTTATGTTGACCTGTTGGCAGACTTTGGCGTTCCTGATAAGGTACTTACAGCCGCAAGTGGGGTTGATAGCACATTAGATGCCGCTATTGATTATTATCTTGATGAAGAAGATGATGGTGAGGAAGACGACGATTATAAAGAATTGGAGTTTTAATGACTTGGTATACTAAAATTGCCAAAGATATTTCTTACATCCCCGATGCGGTAGATTACTATAATGCTGAATTACTTGAGGCAAAAGGTGAATGTCGTATCGTTGGAAATATTGAAAAGGCCTCGGCAGGAATGCCGGGTGTCGTAGAACAACGTTTTAGTCAATTACAAGAAATTGAAGCAATTTTAGAATATCTTAACATTGAACTTCGTAGATTGAAAAGTCAGCATTTTAGAAAATATCTTGAAAACTATCAACGGGCATTAAGCTCGCGTGATTGTGAAAAGTTTGTTGAAGGCGAAGCAGACGTAGTTGATTTTGAAAAGATTATCAACGAGTTTGCTTTACTTCGCAACAAATGGTTAGGTATCACTAAAGCTCTTGATCAGAAACAATGGCAACTTACTAACATTGTAAAATTACGTGTTGCTGGTATGGAAGACGCTACACTATAATCAATTCGCCCAAACGGTAGACGATAGGCCTTAAATAATATTGAGGCCTATTTTTTTATCTAAAGATTTGACTTTTAAAATTATTCATGTATAATAAAAGAATGACAACAGTTGATCAGTTACTATTACAAATTGTAAATTATTCTAGTACTACTATTGAAGAGCTAGTCTCGAAACGAGATGCTAGGATCTTGCGAAGTATGGCTTCGGCAATAATATCTTCAAATTTCCTTACTGAAAATCAAAGTAAACTGTTAGTAAGAATTCTTCGTGAAAATCAAGAAAAATTAAAATCAGTCAACGATAACTTAGTTGAACAATTACTAGTACCAACTTGGTCAAGAGAATTTAGGATATTTGAGCAAACTAAAAAACTTTATATTAGTAACTCAAACGATGAGTTATCGTTGATTATAGAAATTTCATATTCTAGCTCATTAGGCAAAGAGATTGCCAACATTGGTAAATCGGTATCGGGCATGTCAGCTGGCCAAAGCGGTAAGTTTTATCACGCCGATCTTACTGAAAAAAATATTGTAACACTAGTATCAAGACTAAAAAAATTAGACTTTGAAATTGACCAAAAAATCCAAAATTACTACGAAATTATCCAGTTGTGGTCTGAATCTGAAATACGTGATCGATTTAAAATTGACACGATCACCCACGATAATTTTCAAAAACAAATAACTAGCGACCTGGGCATTCACACTCCCATTGATCAAAATATAATTAATGACCGTAGTTTACGCTATCAGTATTTTGGTGAAAAAAATGGAAAAATTCCTGAAAATTTAACCGAAACAGTTGCCACTAGACTCACTCGACAACTGTGGCTAGACAAAAATATCACGGACTTATCTGATATTTTTGATACGCTACGTAATCTAAAAAGATTTCCGTTACTAATAGTGTTTGATAGTAACGATCAAAAAAAGTGTCTTGAAGAATTGGTAAATTTATCAAAAATATTGGAAAAAAATGGAATTGTTGATAACGTTGGAATTTATTTTAGATTAGGAAATGACGGCATTGGCAAAGAGTTTAACCAGCTTATTGCTAACAAAAAATACAATTCACAGCTTGACAACACTACAAAAATAGTTGGCATTGCCAGTGGAAAAATACCAAAATTTCTCCTAAAAACCGCATGGAAGCCAATGAGTGTAATCGGCATCGGAAGATTGTTACAACATAATAAAACATCAGTATACGCAAATTGTTGCGATTTAATTATTAATTGGTCAGACACACAACCTATTGTAGAAGCGAGAATGTCATGGCAGTAAGACTAGTAATTAAAGACGAAGTAAACATAAAATTTGAGAATTTACCCCTTGACGCACGAAAAAAATTAGCCAACACATTTAAGTATGAAATTCCTTACGCACGGTACCATCCTGCATTCAAACTAGGTCGTTGGGATGGGATGGTAAGTTTATTTGGGTTAGGCGGCAATGGATACCTAAGTCAACTAGAACAAATTTTAACCATACTAACCAAGCTAGGTATTGGTATTGAAGAAGTTGACGATTTACGCACAACTAGTAAAATTGAATTCGATCCAGTAACAGAAACCTATTGGGCCGATCAAGGTAAAGTTTGGCCCAAAGGGCATCAGCAAGCTGGACAACCAATTATGTTACGTGACTATCAAGTCGACGCTGTTAATAAATTTCTTGAAAATACTCAATCATTACAAGAAATTGCCACAGGCGCAGGCAAGACTATTACTACGGCTACATTAAGTCAATTAGCTGAAAAATATGGACGAACAATTACTATTGTTCCGAACAAGAGTTTAGTTGAGCAAACAGAAGAAGACTTTATTGCTGTAGGTCTAGATGTTGGAGTCTATTACGGAGATCGCAAAGATTTAGGCAAGACGCATACTATTTGTACTTGGCAAAGTCTTAACATTTTAGATAAGAAAAGTAAGAATCACGAGCATGATATACTAACACTGGCAGAATTTCTTGACGGTGTAAAGTGTGTAATCGTTGACGAAGTACATATGGCCAAAGCTGAGGTGTTAAAGAATTTGCTAACACAAAATCTAGCAAATGCTCCAATTCGCTGGGGTTTAACTGGCACTGTTCCTAAAGAAAAATTCGAAAGCGAGCAGATCTTTGCCAGTCTTGGACCAGTGGTAGGCGGTATCAAAGCACATGAGTTACAAGGCATGGGAGTATTATCCACGTGCCACGTTAATGTTGTACAACTGATAGACTTACCAGAGTTTAGCAGTTATTCAGACGAATTAAAATATCTTGTTACAGACGATGACAGGATGATTTATATCAGTAAGTTAGTCAAAAAAATATCACAAACAGGCAATACCTTAGTTCTAGTTAATAGAATTGATTCAGGCAAATTTTTAATTAATGAAATAGAAGACAGTGTCTTTATCTCAGGCGAAGTAAAGACCAAGGATAGAAAAGATGAATATGATGAAGTTAAGACAAGTACTAATAAAATTATTGTTGCGACCTATGGTGTCGCGGCTGTTGGTATTAATATTCCTCGCATCTTTAACTTGGTACTGCTGGAGTCTGGCAAATCGTTTACTCGAGTTATCCAGAGCATCGGCCGTGGGATAAGAAAAGCAGAAGATAAAGACTTTGTACAAATCTGGGATATAACCAGTACCTGTAAATATGCCAAGCGGCATCTAACAGAAAGGAAGAAATTTTACAAGGAAGCCAAATATCCGTTTACTATTGAAAAAACGGATTGGCAAAAATAAGGAATTATGCAAATATTAACATTAGACAACTTACGATTTTCATTAAACGATCTACCAGATGAAGTTGACGAGAATACTAGATTCGCAGTACTAGATAACAGTGATCCAAAAGAACCAGATTTCTTTTTTATGCCATTGATATTCTTAGAAAGCTTCAATGCTCCGGCAATGGTATTACGCATAGGCAATGACGAAGTTACCATGCCGATTGACTGGTGTATAGCAGTTGGAGACAGTAGTGCAGCAACTGACATTGAAATACTACCACTTACTAGTTTAAACGATAGGGGATTTGAAGCACTAATTTTTAATCCGTTAAGTAGTTTTAGAGTAGAGTTTAAAAAGATCGAAATTGTGAATTTCTATAATGATGTTAAATGGTATTTTCCAAAAATGAAAAACGGACAGTTACTCGCTGTACCAACCAACGGTGGTGAAAAGCCTAACTGTGCTTATTTTGTAAAAGAAATTAGTCGACAAAGCGAAATTATACAACTAGATAAAATTTTATAAGGAATTATTATGACATTAAAAATTGCCTACTTTCAACCGGTCATTTTAGCCATTGACACAGTCCCCCCTGTAGAGTTCAGTAAAATATATTCGTTAACTGAAAATTTACATAGTCATAAAGAACTAGATGATAGTTATAATCCACTATCTAATATTCGAGGAGGACAACAAATACAAGTATATCCTAACAAACTTGATGTAGACGTTAGTTGGTTAACTACTTGGTTAGAATCTATTTGTCTGGGCTATATGGAAATAGTAACATCACAAAGTGGCGTTGAAGATTTAAAATTGTGTAAACCAGTAGTTACTAGTGTGTGGACAGTTCGTCAAACTGAAGGTGATTATCAAGAAATGCACAGTCATCCAGGCGCTCATATTAGCGGCAATATTTACATAAGTGCTCCTCAATTGGCAGAAGGTAGTCCGTCGTCTGATAGTCAAGACTTATTTAGATTATCTCAGACCCGAGATGTTACTAAATTTATTATGTCGGACACTTGGAAATACACTCCGGAGCCGGGCACCGTTGTTATATTTCCTAGCCATATACCCCATACTGTATTCCCATGGAAGGGCATCGGTTACCGTACGGTGTTATCATTTGATGCTAGGTTGCTTCCCAAAGAAGAAGTGGTTCAGGAAATATTAAATGGGCAGTCTTAAATCTGGTGCTACTTACGTGTACGAAAGAGACAAAGGTACTGTGTATGCTAGAGAAATCGGCGCTGATCCTAGTACAAGAAAAGAAATTGGTTGGGATTATGATCCACGAACAGAAGATGGCAGACCGTTGCGTGATCACATAATGGACAGTAAGATGTGGGGTGAAATTCGGCGAGAAGCAAAGACCAATATGACTTTACAAAAAGCTCTGGATCGTGTTATAATGATATACAAACTATCTAAGGACAAGGTATGAGTGAAAAGATTGAGCTTAAAGAAAAATTAGCGGCAGTGGATCAGAATGTTCGTGAGTTATGGGATGCCATGGATGCTGATCAACAAAAATCTCTCAAACAAGAGTTCTTTATTCTCAATCGATATATTAGTAATGTTCAAAGTTCTAAACGTGAAGTACAAGAACATTTTGTATTAACTGTTAACGAATATTTTAACAAGCATTGGAATAGCCTACAGAAACATCCTAAACTATTATGGATGCTGTTGTGTATGTGCAGCTACAATGGAGAAACTGTATTTTTTCATCAATGGTTAGGCAACAAAAAGAAAACCGGTACCGGCAGTAAGAGATTAAAGTTTTTAACAGAGTTATACCCCAATCGTAAGATGGACGAACTTGAACTTATGGCTGAGATGTCCACCGATAAAGAAGTTAAAGAACTTGCTAAGAAGTACGGCATGGATGACGCAACTATCGCTAAAAAATTAAAATGATGACGCTTGTCGAAAATATAAAACCTTACATTTGTCAATACTGTAGCAGTGGCTTTACTAAAGAAAAAACACTAGCTGTTCATGTATGCGAACAGAAACGCAGGGCACTAGCACGTACAGAAAAACATGTAGTACTAGGATACGACACGTATAATAGATTTTATAGAAAAACACAAAATAGTAAACAAGACAAGACCTATGACGAGTTTGCTCGCAGTCCTTATTACAACGCTTTTGTTAAGTTTGGCAGTTTTGTTAGTAATGTTAATCCTCTATATCCTGAAAGATTCATGGACTATGTAGTTACTAGTAATGTCAAATTAGATCACTGGTGTAGGGATGAGCTATACGATCAATACGTGATTGATCTTATTAAAAAAGAGACGGTCGAAACGGCCCTAGAACGTAGTATCAGCCATATGATGGCATGGGGCGAAACTAACAACGCAGTATGGAATCATTACTTTCATTATGTTAGTTTAAGTCGAGCATGTTATGATATTAAGGATGGAAAAATAAGTCCGTGGTTAGTTTTAAATTCTAGTTCAGGAAAAGACATGCTAAAGAAATTTAATGACGAGCAATTGTCTGCGATTAATGTTATAATGGACATACCGTTCTGGTTAAACAAATTCAAAAGACTGGCATCCGATACTGAGCTAGTTAAACAAGTAGTTAGAGAGTCAAATATATAATGCCAGATATTGACATCGACTTTGCTGATCGTACAAAAGCTCTAGAAGTCTTTAAACATGTCACTGCGACTATTAATGATAATGGCACTTTTAAAAAGCATAACACTGGCGTGTATTGTACTAGTGTGCCGTATAATCCCATTACAGGACTAAGTACTATTGATTACAAAGAAGCAGAAGATCGCGGATATTTTAAGATAGACTTCCTTAACGTAAGTGTATATGACGGTGTTAAGGACAGACAGCATTTACTAAAATTAATGAGGACTGAACCACTATGGGATTTACTGTTACAGGACGACTTCGTGAACTTATTATTCCATGTGAATGGGCATGGGTCTATTCTAAAGCAAGTGGCACCAAAGTCTATAGAAGAATTGGCAGCGGTATTAGAAATGATTCGACCCGCGAAACGCTATCTGATTGGGAAAGAATGGACCACGGTAATGACAGAGATTTGGACAAAACCAGAGAACGATGAATACTATTTTAAGAAGGCACATGCCATTGCTTATGCTCATGTTATAGTAATTCAAATGAATTTAATTTGTGAACAACTAGCATGAAAAAATTAGGAATTTTTGGTGATAGCTACGCTGAAATAAAGGGAGATTGGTTTCCTGGATATGATACAGGATGGTCTTATAAACTTCATAAAGAATATGACGGCGAGTGTGAAGTCCGCGCAGGGCCCGGCTCAAGTAATCCGTATAACTTCAGACAATTTTTAGAGCATCATGAAAAATACGAACAAGTCATCTATGTAGTAACAAATCTTCATAGACTTTCAATTCCGGTAAATGTCACTGACAAAAAAACTGGTAATCTTGGCAGTATGATACATTTTCCTAACATAAGTCACGTTGAATATGTTATGAAAAATTACGATGTCGAGGACGACATTGCTAAAAAGATACTAGACTATATGATTTATATATCGTATCCATTAGAACAAAATTTAAAAGATGCTCATATGGCATCAGTTGCGTATATTAGACAAGTTAGGCCTGATGCAATTATTGTACCAGCATTTGCTAACTGCGGGATTACTACCGAATATAATTGGGCACTATGTGATATTGATACTCAGGAAACAAAAACATGGTATACAAATCGCGGAAAAGAAAAGTGGTTTGACCCTCGAATTAATCACTTCACTCCGAAAACCGGTGAGTGGGTATTGGCACACATGAAGGGCAGATTGCGTGGCGAATTTATAGATTGGAATCCGTCCTTGACTCCGAGCTTTAAAACCAAGGAAGAGTTTGAAGCGGCGTTATCTAGTTCTACGAACTAGTTGAACTGATTTACGTTTAACTCGTTTGAGAGTCAAATTCATTAAGTTTACTACTGGGCCAAGCAATACCCTAACATCTTTACTGTTAAATGTTTTAACAGCATAGTAGAATGGATGAATCTGTTCTCTACAAAATATATTAATAGGAAATTGTCGGTTTGATTCCCACCACCAAACTTCACCAATTTCTAAAAACAGTGTACGTTCTTCGGGGGTTTTAATAGCATTAAGATCGTAGAAACTAGTAACAAACTGATCTTGATTAATAATGATGCCTACGTATTCTTCTATGCCGTAGTTGATGACACTGATAAAGGGTAAGTTTTGTTCTATGTTGTCTCTTAGTTTTGCCATAAATAGTATATAAAGGTCCTGCGAGATGCAAAAAATATCAAGTTATTTATATCCAAATAGAGTACAGCTATTAGCCGATCTGGCAGGATTTACTACGGAGTATACAAACGTGTATCAGAGAATAGTTAAAATTTACAAGGGCGTGGATAACGTCATAGAGTTCGACATTAAAAATGCCGATCAAAAACGTATCGAGTTAGTCACTACCCCTGCGTTCACTGATATCAAATTAAATGTGTTTGATGCCTCTGGAAACAGTATAGGACAATACGATGTTACACCAAGTGGAACACTTAAAGGTATTGCGATTGTTACTATTCCAAGTATAGATTTAGATGCGCTAGATAGTCAGTACTTTAACTATAGTGTAACTGCTACAAAAGACACCGCTAACATTCCATTATACGCAGACAGCAGATTTGGTGTTGTTGGTAAGATGGAACTAGTTGGAAACGCAACTGCGACACCAAAAGCTACTAGAGTTTACAAATCATTTGCTGGCGAAATTAATTTGTTAGGCGAAGTTATTAAACACAGTCCTGCCATTTCTACTAAATTTTACGAAGCTGTTCCTACAACAGAAATGAATATTCATGCTGACATTGTAGATTTTATTGGAAAGATTTATATTGTTGGAACTACAAACGACACTATATCTGTGAACTCTTGGACCCATGCTCCAAAGATAATGGAGTTTACTTTTGGAACAGAAACTACTACAACGGTCCATTTTCATCCCCTAGATGTTAACGACTACAAATACTTTAGAGTAAGTTGGGAAAACAGTAGCATCCATCGTATATCATTAACCAATACCGAAGGGTTGGCTGGTAAGGTTACACAAATAACGGCTGATGTCGGCCCCGGCGAGTGTTAATAAACTCTTGACCTAGCTCAAAAAATCTGCTATAATTAAGCATGGGCCTAATAGCAGACACACTACTCCAACACCTCCCTGGTAAGCGTAAACATACTCCAAGTGGTTGGGTCAGTTTCAATGCGCCCTGCTGTGACGATAAACGCCAGCGCGGAGGTTTTATCGTCAATGGTGGCGATGCTGTAAGCTATCACTGCTTTAATTGCCAATTTAAATGTTCGTGGCAACCTGGTAGAACTATCAGTCAAAAAATGAATAAGTTCATGCGTTTGCTCAATATGAGTGACGATATGATAAGCCAATTAAGACTAGAAGCATTACGTCTTAATGACAATTCAACTACGCAAATACAAAGTGTTATACCTAAGTTCGAATCTAGAGCACTACCTATAGATGCTCTTAGCATGGTTGAATGGGCTGATAATATTGCTCAGTCAGACTTTTCTGTTCCTGAGAACTTTAAAAAATGTATAGAATATCTTGTAGATAGAAATATAGATCCTAAAAGCTATCCCTTTTACTGGAGTATTAAAATTGGATTTAGTAATAGAATTATTATTCCATTTATATACAAAGGTGAAATTGTAGGATGGACTGCCCGTGCTATTAACGATGCTAAACCTAAATACCTAAGTGAACAACAACCTGGGTACGTGTTTAACTTAGACAGGCAAACAGATGATCGAGAATTCGTAATTGTTTGTGAAGGACCGTTTGATGCGATAAGTATTGATGCGTGTGCGTTACTAGGTGCGGAGATTAAAGACAGTCAAAACTGGTTACTAAAACAGTTAGGAAGAGAAATTGTCCTAGTCCCAGACAAGGATATCGCAGGCGCAGTAACAGTGGAACAAGCATTAGAATTTGGATGGTCGGTTAGTATGCCCGATTGGCCGGATGGTATAAAAGACGTTAATGACGCAGTAGTACAGTTAGGACAACTTGCTACCCTATGGTTAATAGTTGCCGCAAAAGAATCAAACAGTCTTAAGATTCAGCTTAGAGCAAAAAAATGGTTTAAGGACATAGCATGAGCAATATTCTCAATTTTTTACGTAATCCATGGAGATGGTATAAAGAAAGACACGCACTTAAAAAACGTTTGAAAAAATTACAAGAAAATAATCCTTTTATATATTGGTAAAAATGAAAGAAGAAATTGAAAAAGATATATGGGCATGGATGATTGATTACGTAGAAGTTAATCATGAGTTCTACGGATATAAATTTAGCCCTTGTCCGTTCGCTTATAAGACACGGACATCAGGAAACGTAGAAGTGGCTGTTTGGGAAACTGGTAGCTATAGATCATTTATTGCTCAACAGTTATCAAACCCCAACAGAAAGATTAAAGTAATAGTGTTTCCGCCAAATTTTAAGTATGCTTGGTTCACTAGGTATTATATTAAACATCTAAATAAAAAAATAGTGGCCCAAGATCAATTCATACAATGCGGCAATGCTGTTAGTACCGTTAGTAGATATAGCGGGCTACCGGGGAACTATACAGTGGTAATTATAAACAATTTAAGTGAAGTACTCGAGGCCCATGCTGCACTCAAGCATACTGGCTATTATGATAATTGGTCCAAGAAACATTACTTCAATGTAGTTACACAAAGACAAACTATAAAGGAAAAATATGAACGAAATTCTTAATTTTTTACGCAATCCATGGAGATGGTACAAAGCACGTAAAGAGTTCAAACGCAGAATTGCCGAACTCCGCAAGCGTGATCCATTCATTTACAAATGATACACTGGGGGATAAACGCACTCAATCACGGCAGTAGTCTTGCTGTATTCAAAGAGGGCAAGCTAGTATCGCAGACTACAACTGCAGAAGATATACTGTCAAGCTCGCAAACTGTACCAGCATTAAACTACGGCAGTCCGGATCGTATATTTTGGTACGAACGTCCGTGGATAAAGAAAGCAAGACAAGTGTATGCCGGGCAATATAGAACGGCGTTAGACATGTCGGTTCTGCCCAACAGACACCTACGACAATTTAAATACGCAAAAGTCTCTTATACTCCTCATCATGCTAGTCACGCTGCCGCCGGCTATTATACAAGTCCGTTTAATCATTGTGCCATAGTAGTACTTGATGCGATCGGAGAATTTGAGTGTGCCTCCATATGGCAAGGGCTTCACGGTGAAATGACCAAAGTGTGGAGCCGTAGTTATCCACATAGTTTAGGTTTATTCTATTCAGCGTTTACCAAGTTGATTGGCCTCACTCCAATTAAAGACGAGCACCTATTACAAAAGATGGCAGAGCAGGGTGACAAACAGCGTTATTTTAAAGACGTTAATAATTATATCAGCAACACACTCAATTTAAAATATAACCTACATCGAGGCGTATTAAATTGGCCTTATCCTATTGAAACACTTCAGGATCAATGTGATATTGCCGCCGCAGTACAAGATGCGTTTGAAGGGCAAGTTGGTATGATCATGATGGCAGCTAGGAAATTAGTCAACACTGATTGTCTAGTTTACATGGGCGGTTGTGCTATGAATTCCCATGCTAACAAACGATTTGTAGAGCCTGCATTTAAGTACCGTTGGAGTTTGCCAAACCCCGGAGACCCAAGTAGTTCAATTGGAGCAGTATTATATCACACTAAACAGCGAGTATGGGATTACCGATGGGATCCAGTCAAACACATTGAGATTAAAGTTTAAAGAGCGTATAATTAAAAGATGAAACAAAACACAGACTACGGATATGATATCCAAAAACTATATTTAGAAATGATGCTGGCAGATGCCGCAACATTTGTACGTTGCCAAAGTATTTTTGACAGCACACTATTTGATCGTAAACTACAGGCCAGCGCAGAATTCCTACATGAGTATGTAGAAGAACATAATGTAATGCCCACTATTGAAATAGTTAATGCGGCAACTGGCACTGATTTTAAACATACACCTGATCTTAGAGATGAACACTTTGACTGGCTGCTCAACGACTTTGAAACATTTATTCGCCACAAGGGACTAGAAAAAGCTATTCTTGAATCAGCGGACTTGTTAGAAAAGGGTGAGTACGGTCCAGTAGAAGATATGATCAAGCGAGCAGTACAAGTGGGCCTACAAAAGGACATGGGTACTGATTACTTTGCTGATCCTAGAGCACGCCTATTAAGGATTAAAGATAAGAATGGACAAGTATCAACTGGTTGGGATAACCTAGATAAGATCTTATTCGGTGGTTTTAACCGTGGCGAGCTTAATATATTCGCAGGCGGCTCGGGTGCGGGTAAATCACTGTTTTTAGCCAACTTAGGGTGTAACTGGGCACTGCAGGGCCTTAATGTGGTCTATTTGACTTTGGAGCTTTCTGAGGAGCTGGTTTCCATGCGTGTAGACTCCATGCTGACTGGTATTCCCACTAGAGAAGTGTTCAAAAACCTAGATGACGTGGAAATGAAGGTTAAGATGATCGGTAAGAAAAGCGGTCAATTCCAAGTGAAATATATGCCCTCTGGCAAGACCAGTAATGATATCCGCAGTTACCTAAAAGAATATGAAATCAAGATGGGCCGTAAGGTAGACGTACTGCTAGTGGACTATTTGGACTTGTTGATGCCAATCTCCAAGAAGATTAGCCCCGCAGACCTGTTTATCAAAGACAAGTATGTATCAGAAGAATTGCGTAATTTGGCAGTGGAAAAGAACTGTGTGTTTGTCACAGCGGCACAGTTGAATCGTGGAGCAGTTGAAGAAGTAGAGTTTGATCACAGTCATATTTCAGGTGGACTGAGTAAGATCCAAACTGCGGATAATGTGTTTGGTATTTTTACCAGTAGAGCCATGCGTGAGCGTGGCCGCTATCAAATACAGTTGATGAAAACACGTAGCTCAAGTGGTGTAGGCATGAAGATTGATCTAGAGTTTAACATTGACAGCCTGCGCATCAGTAGTCTAGCAGAAGAAGACAGCTATGGTAATCACAACAGTGTCAGTGCTGGCTCAAGTTTGCTCAACTCGATCAAACAACGACAAACTGTCAATAGTGACACCGGAGAAATTGACCCCACTACACTTAGTCCAATTCCCAAGATTAAAGCACAAGTGGAAAGTTCAAAGCTACGTGAACTGTTGAACAATCTACCCTCAGAAGATATCTAAGCGTTTTTTGCTAAAATGATAAGTACGTATATAATACAATCGAACACACATGGAACTATACCACCTACGCTCACACACAGACCCTTTGACCAGAGTGATCAAGGACGACCCAGTACGTCCGCACATTCCTCTTGAACAGCGTATCAACGACTGCGCAGAGATACTGATACTCAAAGCCGGAGAAGAAGTACTGGCAGCTACCTGTATGCAGTGGCTTAGCGACATACCCGCAGATGAACAAGATCTCGTTGGTATGGGCAAAGACAAGCATGTGGCAGTGTTCTACACCATTTGGAGTTACGAACCCGGTGCCGGTTCCAGATTGCTTAAACAGGCCGCGGAATGGCTGCTTAACGACTTTCCAGAAATCAAAAGCATTGTGACACTGAGTCCACCTACAGAAATGGCCCGTAGATTCCATATGAAGAACGGCGCCACTGTACACAAGACCAACGAAACTTCAGTCAATTACAAGTACTACGATCGCGCAGAAGATTAGCTGGATCGCGCGAAGCGGCTGCAAAAAATTTTAGCTACGAAGTAGCTAGCGAAGCAAAAATTGTTAGCAAAATTTTACACCATTAACTAACAGTTTAATCACGTTGCGATCATAGTAAATAATACTATGCCACGAAGTTTTTATTTGCCAGAGCTACATGAATTTGAGCACATTGCGGTTGCGCACTGGCCCAAGATAATAGTCAATGATCAATGGGATTGGGTGTCTGCTGTGGATCAAATGGAACAGTGGCTGAATCAATACATAGGCTGTCACTACAGCAATTGGGCCTATCATAATGGCACTAGTGTGGACTATTGGCAGGCCTGTATAGCGTTTCGATTGGCCAAACACAAAACCCTATTCTTATTGCAGTGGGCTTAGAACCCATTATCAACGCATAAATAATGTATAAACAAAGGAGCATATAACATGCCAAAT